GATCGGCAACCCCAATGTCTAGGCGTAGATCTATATATTTTTCCATGTCCTCCAACTGGCTCATGGTTTTCAGCATTCCACCTCAACCCATCATATGAAGCACATAAGGGGGTGGTTCTACCATCCAGAGTGGCGACACTCTCGATCTGATCTATCACATCCAGATTATTCTTGTAGGTTTCATCCCTCACCTTAGAAGCAACAGTATGAACCGAAGTTCTAATCACGGCTTCAGCTTCTCGATTCGAAGCCTGTATCCATCCCCCAACTCTAACCGCCCTTCTAACTGTCTTTCCTCCAACTTCTATTGTTTCAAATTGACCTGTAGTCCTTCCCAATAATCTTGCTTTGATCTGCCCCATTCCCTCACCTTCAGCAATCCCTAATTGAATGCCTTTTGTGATCTTATTCTTTGTGTTATTTCCTAACCTATCCCACCAATCCGAAGCAAGAGCACCTCGTACTAATGAATCATCAACAACCGCCCTTAATTGAGCTTCAGTCATTTGAGGCGAGAACAAATCTGCCTTCAATGAATCATTCATTATCTGTGTGGTAGCTTTTTCTTCTATCGGGGCAAAATCCAACAACTGATTCCGCATATCAACAGCGGCACTTTTGTGAGCATCTTCAATCACTCCATCCACTTGCTTCAAGAGTGCGTTAAGCCGATCCGACTGTATCTGGGTGGGACTGTCAGACAGCAATCTGCTAATGTCATCACTCATTTCCTTGAGGAAACCAATAGTCTTTCTCCTCATCCCTTCTTCAAATCGGCTTATATCAATGGCATGATCAAACACACCATCTTCCATCCGACTAACTACACTCATTCAACTGGCCTGTTTGCAATTAATTGGTTTTCTTCTTCAAAACTTAGATTCTCAGGATAGACTTCCATTTTCTGTCTCATATGGAAGGCAGTCTCTTTAGAGATTAAGCCCATCACATCCGCTTCATTTACAGCCTTCAATTCTTCCGGACTCCACTTATCATCTAAATAATCACGATTCAGAATCAGATTTATATCACTCCTCTGGTTCATCCATTCACTCGCTAATTCAAGAATCTGATTTAAACCAATTTCCGTAGTCGAAACGATAGTATCCAAAACTGAATTCTCACTCGCTGATCTCAACCTTGCTGTCTCGGCTGTCTCAACTTGTTTCCTATGTCTCTGGACTAATTGACCTCCGATTGTGGCCATCATCTGTGTCTTCTCAAGCATAGCCCTTTCCATAGCCGTCGCACTATTACCAGAGAATTCCAATATGCCGAACTTAGCATTTGGATTACTTGAAAACCAACGCACATCTGCTCCCACCGATAGATTGGAAGGATCATTTGCTTCATCTTCGGTAATACCAGCAGAAAAGAAAGTGGCCGCCACACCAACCCTATGTAACAACTGTTCATAATCTGCAGAGTTCCTATAATGAGAAATATTAAGCGCGGCCAAATCCAACAAAGGTGGCTTTGAAGTATTTACTGATGTTGAATCTGAATTGATAAAAAAGAAAGGGATTCGATCTATTCTTGCACCAGAATTGGTAGGCGTATACAGCTCTGTTTCCACATATTTATCCTTGACCTTAGTGAACACTCCAACCTCATAATTCCCATTACCATCAAATCTCAACTGTCTATATCTCGGCTCAATTTCCTGAACCAATTTAGATTCTCTTTCTTTTTCAACTATCGTATTTTCCCTAATAACGACCCTCACCAACTGATCATTGATTACTTCCCAATTAGTAATATCCTGTGCCCTGTACATAGCAATAAAAGGATCACCACCTTCAGTTTGCCGATCCAACAGCAACCCAACTCTGCCGGCAGTCAATACCTCCGTCAATACTCTCTTGGTCAATTCAGTCAAACTCGACTTATCACGCATTATCTGATTTGACCAATCAACCAAATAAGGGTTCATTTCAGACTGTAAAGGAATCCTCATAACCTGACCAACTCGGCCTGTGATCACTGTTGAAACAACACCAAAGAAAGTTGCCCTTTGCAGATAATCATTGTATCTAGCTTTACCTTCTCTGGTATCATCATGCCGTTCTAATTTAGGCAAATATACTTCTCGTTTCCCCTTAATAGAACTTTCCCCAACATAACAGTCATGGCACATATCCCATTCAGGAAGTCTTAATTTATGTTCTGGATGTGTTTGTGTGATTTCAATCATAATGACCTGATCCTTTGTGTTTGTAGTTTTGAAGTAATACGCATAATTCTATATCTACACGCATCGGCAATGTGATCTTCCGCTGTCGTATCAAGATCTTCCATATCTCGACTATCTCTTGGCAAACTAGGAACTGTCCTGATGAAATGTCTGCATGTACTAAAAACAAACAATCCTGCTTCTTCCATTCTTTCACTCAATGATGATTTCATCAGCCTACGCATCTTTTCCCATCCAGCCTTTCTGCTATTATCTGCTTTATCCCACCTCACCCCAACCCTCGCCATTTCATCACCAATACTTGTCCCATTACTTGATGCGAATATTGATGGATCAGCGGCACCAGCAAAAACCTTTCTTCCCATGTTCCTTTCAATATCAAGAATCCCTCTGGCGATCTCACTGGCCAACATCTTGATTCCTTCATTCGGATTCCCATTACATCCATACCATTCTGCGATATGGAACAGTGTTCCCCTAGGCCATATCCTGCCATCATCAATCGGCGATCCATCCGACTCTGCCCACCACTGAACACTGAAAGGGGCAGAACTTCCCCAATCGAATGATCTATCCACACGCCAATTCTTAGGGATTTGGAATGGTTCAATTACATGAATATCTCTTTTCCAAACATCATCAAACATTCCACCGGCAACAATATCCCAATCACCATACAACCAAGCCCGAACCAACCATTCTGCTCCTGACTCCTTCAACCGGCTAACATAATCAGGATCGGCCTTCATCAATACTTCATTATCATAAACTGTGGCAGGAATAAAACAGCGAGTCGCAGATCCATTTTCACGTATTAAAGTACGAGGAGGCGCAGGATCAATATATCTCGCCTTAATCCAATTATGTCCTACTCCTGCCGGATTCCCTGTGGCGACCATTCTTGATGGAATGCCATGTGGATTCCTGAGGTTAGCTTTCAACTTATCAACTGTGGATTGCTTCGGCCACGCATCCAACTGATCAAAACCCATCCAAGTATATTCATGGCCGAGATAATTATTTACATGATCTTCACTTTGAAGGTAACGCATCTTCAACTGAGCACCAGAGGGAAACTGCCATGTTTTCACTCCTGCCTTATAAGTGGCACCAAGAAAGGGAAAAATCCTTTGAGCTTTAGATTGTAAATCTTCCAACTCAGGGTAAGTCCTTCTGAATAAAACACCATTGACATGACCGCCATGCTTAAACGCATGCTTCGCAAAATCCAACAATATCCCATGACTCTTTCCACCACCTCTAGCACCTCCATAGAATATCTCCTGAGCAGGACAAGCCAAGAGGTCTGATTGAGCACCTTTCTGCGGTCTTATTATCAATTCATATCCTCCGGAGCTGGTAATTGCTCTTGATTACTTTTTAAAATCTTCTCATTCCATTCTTCTTCTGATACCTCATCAATGGGAGTAAACAAGACCTCCGGCATCACTCCTACCGACAGCTCTTGTCTTACCTTTCCTTCCGTCCTTTCGGCAATAAACTCGACCGCCCAAGATTTACCCTGTAACGCATATTCAAACACCTTTCTCAATACCACTTCCAACTTGGAATATTGCCCATCTTTCGTACCATCTTCTGAACCGATCTTGAGCAACATATCTGGAATTGATCTCGCCCCTTTCGGCCTTCCATTCGGATTTCCAGACTTCCCCTTTTTAAACTGATGTTCTTTTAAATGATCATACTGTTTCGCAACTGTTTTATCAGTATCCATTTCCCCTTTTCTAACAGCCCGGAATTGGGACTTTCACCAAACTATTCAATATGTTTTTCCCCGTCTTCGACTTACCACCAGCACAGCCTCCAACTTTAAAAACTTTAGTTCCCCATTTCTGTTTCATTCTTTCAATCCCTTTCTTCTCCCAATCCATTGTTCTTATTCCAGCTAATCCCCCAACACTCAATCCATGCTTATGAATATAATGGTATTTATTTGCCCTGAATGTCTTTCTATGTTTCCTGATATTTTGAAGCCAGAAATCGTAATCTTCTTTTCCTAAAGTTTCTGGATCGTACCTCAACTCAGGATTCAGATGTCCACCAAAAGGCCCTAAAACAGGGCTCAATAAAGAGAATGGTCTGTACGTATAATGGATCAGAGGATCTTTATTCTGATTGATACCCCAAAACCTAACGCCCAAATCATCCGCTAATTTAAAGTTCTGATCTATGACCTCATCCAACTCCTCCGGCTTCAACCAATAGTGTTCGTTATTTTCCCAATAACCAACGCCACCAATATCATCATCAATTATTAAAATCCAATCCGTAGGACTACGGTCTAAAATTGCGTTTGATTTTTTAGGACAATTACCATCTTCTTCATCTGGGATCGCTACAAGAATTTTCGGATCGTAGAATTTTTTATAATCTTCCAACTGACTTTCAGGAATCCATATTTTAGCAAAAGGGAAGAATCCCAAACTGCTAACCTGACCGGCTCTCTTATATGATCTTATAGCAACATTAATTTTGGAATCCATTAAAATAAATTCAACAATTCTTTTGCCGGCAACAATCTCCCAACACCTTTTTGTTCAACTGATTTCTGTTTAATTGGGGCAGTCTTCATTTGTTTTAAATCAAATTTTTCCGACGCCACTTGCCAATCAAATTCATTCTCAAAATAAAACACTATATAATCATGCCTTTCAAACAATTCTGGTGAGATTTCTAATTCAGGATCTATTTTTTCTTCTTTTATATCCCCTACCAATTCTTTTTCATCAAATCCCCATTCCGTCAAATCCTCGATCTCATAATAATTCGCAAGAGCATCCCAATCCCATTCACCTGTATTTCGGTTCAGCCTAACATTTAACTCTTTTTCTTTTTCAAGGGATAAATTCAATTCTACGGTAGGAACTTCTTCAATGCTTAATTCTTTAGCAATGATTATTCTTTGATGACCTCCAACAATTATGTTCTTCCGGTCAGGTGAAGAATTAACCAATATTGGATCTACAATCCCGAATCTCTTAATGGAATCTGTTAATGATTGTCTCTGATCCTCTGTCATCTGCCGAGGGTTATATTCAGCAAATATGAGATCAGCCACATTTCTGCGGACTATCTGCATTAAACCTCAAAAACCAAATAAATTATGTCTAAAGGAAATTAGACGGACTCGTAGGAAGTATATTGGAGGGGATTTAAAAACTGCAAGCGGAAATTATTTTACTGTAACTTTCTGATTAAATTTTTTGAATAAATTTTTAAATTCTTCAGGCATCGGAACCCTTTCTCGATTCTCCTCAATTTGTAAAGGTTCGGCCGCGGGCACATCCCATGGGCGGTTATTCCCTTTCGCTAATTCAATAAACTTAGCCACACTAGGGAAAAATTCCACTTCTTGCAAACACCGTCTTGTGCCTTTAGCGATCTGCTCCAAACTCAAATGGGATAAACTCTGAACCCATACCTGTTTCAAATCATGATCAATGGTTTTCCTATAATTACTGCCGAAGCTGTTTAAAGAAACCAGAATTGCCTTCTGCTTCTTTTGTTCCTTCAACTGTTCCTGCTCTGTGTACATTTTCGATCTCCTTTAAAGATTCATTAAATACCTTTTTATTATTTTCAATTCTCCTTTCATCGGCTGTCTGGTATTTAGGGGTTAATCCTGCTTTCTTAACTTCAATCTGGTTTAAATATCCCTCAAACTTTCCACTGTAAAGAGTTTCCGGCCTGAGATATTGAGCCATATCTGGATCATTTTTCCACTGTTTAACTTTCTTTTCATTTACAACTATGAAATCTTCCAGAGTATGTCCCTCATTCAATCTCGCAATAATCTTTGATCTATTATTATTCGATTTAAAAGAAAATCCCCTTTTCAATTCTAATCTATCATTCAAATCAGTGATCACCATTTCGACTATTTCAAGATGTTTAATTTTTTTCATATTTAACTGGTCATTAAAAACAGTTTCAGTCTCAATACCTGTATCTGTTACAGTATCTGTATCGGGTTTTTTGGCTTCCGAATTATCCGAATGGGTTCCATCGTTTCCCAATTTTCCCACTGGGTTTTTTCGGTTTTTATCCTCACCCTTCTTAGGTCTACCCCCTTTCAAAGCATTGATTCTGTTGGCTATTAATCTTTTCTGGTATTTCTCGTCATCCAACCTAAATTGATTTCTGTAGAAATTAAAAGCGACCTTAATGGTTGGGTGTACTGAATTTTCCTGCTCCTCACTCCAATTTTCGCTTCTTTGATACTCATGCAAAACCCGAAATAATCTGCCCAACTCCTCATCACTAAAGTGCTCAATACTATTAAAAAAGTCCTTATACAATAAGAAACTGACTCTGCCTTTTTCGTTATCAACCTCCATGTTTTCTCCTGTAAGATGAATAAGGTGGAGCTCGCATCAATGCGATATTCAACATCCATGTAACTCCACCTCAATATTAATCATTAATTTTAATATGCTCCTCGTAATCCTGAAGCCAAGTCTGGGGAATATGGCCGGCACCTTCACACGCTGAGCAAGTTTCTGAATGCTCACCATCCTCATCGTGAAACCACTTTTCACCAGAACCATTACAAAAAGGACACGTTGAATACATAATCCCCCTTTCCTTAAAATGGCATTCCATCGTCATCCTCACCAGATAACGCACCAAAAGGATTTTCCCCTTTCCCATCTCGTGCAAACATTTCACGGCAATCAATTTTGGCTTCAGCCATTGCCTTTATGATTTCATCCGATGGAGGCGCAACTGGTGGTTCAGGCATCAAAGTATATTTTGTCTTTAATCCTGTTCCAGTACGAGTAACAGCAATCACATATCCTG